CTTCTTCTGTCACCCAGCGCCCAATATCAATAATTAAATGGTTCTGCTCTGCCACTGGAATAAACTTGCCCGGAGATAACTCATAATCTTCTAACCTAATTAAGGCTTCTAAATGGTCTGATCTACCAGTCTTTAGATTAACCTGGGGCTGATATTTTAATTTAAAACCATCCTCTTTTAAAGCCTGCTTCAAAATATCTTTTACTCTTTTTCTCTCTTCTAATTCCTCTATCATTTCCTGATTATAATATAAATATTTTTTTTTATTTATTAAAAAAAACTATTAAATATGTTATATGTAAATTTTAATATTAAAGGAACTTTACATAAGACAAGAACTAATTATAATATTTACATTAAAGCAGAAAGTTGTGATCTTTTTACAAAATTAGTTGAACCACATATTTGTGATTCAATGTTATATAAATTACATAATAGGGTCGATTAAAATTACGTGAATTGCTGGGATATCTAAACAAATAAAGTTGTAGACAATCAGCAGCCAAGACTATTAGGGATAATAGTAAGGTTCAGAGACTAACACATGGAGACTAGAACAGTCAGTAGAGTGACACGAGCGCGTGACATCTTAATAAGGTGAAGATATAGTCCGATACTTTTTAGAAATAAGAAGGAGATGAGATAAAGAACTCATACAAAACAAATGCAAGAATCAAATGAGAATAAGAAATATAATAAATTAAAGCCTACTTTAGATGGTTTAGGTGATTGTAAATTAACGCAGCGTGATGCTAACGTTATAATAGGTTTATTTAGTCCGTTTAGGCATGATATTCCTGATTATTGGGGTTATGACATAAAAGCTTTTAAAGATAACATTAGATTTATGGAAATATTAGGTGGAAGAGATGGTGGTGCAGGTACTATTTGTCCTCTATATTTCGATGGAGCTGTTAATTACTTTAGAGAACTACCATTGCCTGATAATATAAAAGGAATTAAGAATGTTTACAGATTATTAAACAAAATAAGACAATAAATTATGGAAGGATTAATAAAAAACAATAAGCTTATTGCTGACTTTATAGGAGCTAGTAAAACTAGTAATTGTAAAGATAATGAAATGTTTATACCTAGCCAAACAATATGTAGAATAGATACTATTGAATTAGGTAAAGGACATATTTTAAAATTTCATAAATCATGGGATTGGTTAATGCCTGTAGTTGAAAAAATTGAAAGTGAATTTTGCAGTTCTAATATTCACTATTATAGTGCTGGTATGATGAAACAAGAATATGTTGTTGAATTTTTAGGTTATAATATTGATTATGATAATTCTCAGTATGATAAATCTAAAATTAAAGCTGTTTATAAAGCAGTAATTAAATTTATTAAATGGTATAATGAAAATAAAGTAAATGAGCCTAGTTAAAAAGTAACTAGGAAATCAATGATGATAAGATATTCAGGTAGAAGTTCTGATTATATAAGTCCTTCATTTGGATATGGATGTTTATTAAATTGTAGTTATTGCTATATGAAGCGTCATAAAGATAAAGGTCTTGATGTTGCTACAAATATAGAAGATGTTTTAACTGCAGTAAATAATCATTCTGTCTTTGATACAGTAGAAAAGCCTAATCAGACAGACAAGGAGTTCGTAACGTACGATATTAGTTGCAATGAAGACTTTGCTTTACATAGTAAATACTATGACTGGGAGAAAATATTTAAATTTTTTAGAGATCATAACAACGCCAAAGCAACATTAGCAACTAAGATAATTCCTGATAACTTTCTAAAATTTAATCCTTTTGGAAAAGTTAGAATAAGGTTTAGCTTAATGCCTCAGAAATTAAGTACTATTTTTGAGCCAAATACTCCAAAGATACTAGATAGGATAAAGGCAATAAATAGATTTTATAAAGCAGGATATGATGTTCATGTTAATTTTAGTCCAGTGATATTATATAAGAACTGGGAAAAAGATTACATAGAGCTATTTGAAATGCTAAATAAATATGTTGATGATGACATAAAGAAAGATGTCTTAGCAGAAGTAATATTCTTAACCCACAATAAATTAAAACATGAGACAAATTTAAAAAATAAATTAAAAAAAGAAAATATACTGTGGAATATCAAATTACAAGAAAATAAAACTTCAGAATATGGAGGAAATAATGTAAGATATAAAAGGGATTTAAAAAGACATAGTATAAGACAATTTAAAAGAATACATAATCAAATTATACCTTGGAATACAATAAGGTATATATTTTAAAAACAGTAAATGAAATAATAAATGAATTTACCAAGTAAAAAAGTAAAAGCAACTGGTGTAAATCCAGAAACAATGGTTATCTTTAGTCAACCTAAAATGGGTAAGACTTCAGCAGTAGCTAATTTAGAAAACTGTTTAATTATAGATATAGAAAAAGGTAGTAATTTTGTAGATGCTCTAAAAATTAATGTAATAGAGGAAGCTAAAAAAGAAAAAAAACTACCTATTGTAGTATTAAAGAAATTAATTAACAGCATTGCTAAAAAAAATAAAGAAGCTGGAAAATATGTGTATCGTTATATTGCTTTAGATACAGTATCAGCGCTAGAAGAAATAGTAATACCATTAGCAGGTAGTATGTATAAATCTACTCCTATGGGACGTAATTGGGAAGGAGACTCAGTCCTCACATTACCTCAAGGAGCAGGATATTATTACATAAGAGAAGCTTTAAATAACATTATTAATAGTCTAAGCAGTATTTGTGAAACATTAATAATATTAGGTCACGTTAAAGATAAGCTTATAGAAGTAGAAGGAAAGGAAATGAATGAAAGAGGTTTAGCTTTAGCAGGAAAATCACCAGCAATTATATGTTCTCAAGTAGATGCTGTAGGTTACTTTTATAGAGATGAAAACGAAGGAAGAATTAATTTTAAACCTTCTGAATCTTTATTATCAGGAACTAGAGTTAAGCATTTGAGAAATCAAGACATACTTCTTTCTGAATTTGATGAAGAAAAACAAGAAGTAGTGACGCATTGGGATAAAATTTTTAAAAACTAATAAAAAAGAATAATATATATGATTAATTTAAATGAAGTAAAAGAAAAGTCCATTTCAATTTTTAATGGCGGTAAAGCAGGTGTAGCTAAAGCTAAACTCACTAAAGTAGAAAAAAAGCAACCAGGTGATGCACAAGGATCTCCTGATTTTAAAGTTTTCTTTGAAGATAAAGAAGGAGAAACTAATATTGCTTTTTATGTACCAGATGGCCAAGATGAAGTTAAATCAAACAGAGAACTAGCAAGACTACTTAGTTTAGCTAGATCTTATTTTGGAGATGATTTTGAATTTCCAAAAGTAAAAAGTTACCAAGAAGCGTATTCTGTAGTACTAAAAATGCTTAAAAAAGAATGTGTAGGAGAAGAATTTAATCTTTTTGTATGTTATGGTTATGATGCTAAACCTAGTAGCTTTCTAGGAGTTAGAAAATTTGACTTTGTAGAATCGGGTAAAGTAGATCTTGAAGAAAGTAAACTAAAAGTTAAAAAATCAGATGTAATGGAAAGATTACAACCTGATGGTGCAGATAATAAAAAAGATTCAATTTTTGATGAATCTATGGAAGAATTAGGAGATGACTTTGAAGATGATGATGACATTGTATAGTAAGTAATCTTTAAAATTTAAGGGGGGAACAATTCTCCCCTTTTTTAATTAAATTTACAAATATAATGTTAAATCTAAATAAAAAACTAGTAACTAAAGATGAATTATTAAAGCATGTAAGCCCATTAGATATATTTAATTTTTATTCAGGACAAGAACTAAAATTAAAAAAAGTAACTTTATCTCCTTTAAGAGAAGAAAAAAATCCATCTTTTGCATTATTTGCATCAGGTAATGAGATATTCTTTAAAGACTTTGTATTAGGAGGTGGAGATTGTATAAAATTTGTTAAATTAATGTTTGGATTAAATTTCATGGATGCATTAAGTAAAATAGTAGTTGATTTTGATCTTGGAGATCATTTTCTATATAAAGAAGTTTATAGAACTGTAAATAATAACTTTAAAAAAGTAGATCAAAAAAAAGTTATTAAAGAACAAAATGAAACTATGCTTAACATAAAAAAAAGAAGATGGAAAAAGCATGATATTATGTTTTGGAGTAGTTTTGGTATTACATTTAATACCTTAAAACATTATAGAGTTTTACCTGTTGAATATATATTTTTAAATAATAATATAATAAAAGCAGATAAATATGCCTATGCTTTCATAGAAGAGAAAGATGGTATAAAAACTTATAAAATATATCAACCATTCAATAACAAAATAAAATGGCTTACAACACACGATAATTCAGTATGGCAAGGTTGGGAACAACTTCCAGAATCAGGTTATAACTTAATAATCACTAAATCTTTAAAAGATATTATGGCTATTACTTCTATAATGGGTATTAACTCAACTGGTTTACAAAATGAAGGAGTTAAACCAAAAGAAAGTATAGTTAAAGAATTAAAAAATAGATTTGAAAACATATATTTACTATATGACAATGATTTTGATTCAGAAACTAACTGGGGTAGACAATTTGGAGAAAAAATAAGTAAACTTTTAGATGTTCCTCAAATAGAAATTCCTAGTAAATATAAATGTAAAGACTTTTCTGATTTAATACAAAAAGAAGGAATAGAAAAAAGTAAAATAATTTTAAATAATATAATAAAATATGATAACTAAAATGGAAGAAAATAGAACATTAATAGCTGTATATGGTAGTTTAAGAAAAGGATTAAGTAATCATCCTATAATAGTATCAGCTTTGTATGTAGGAGACTTTACTTCAGATCCTGTTTTTAAAATGTACGATTTAGGTGCATATCCAGCAATTACACATGGAGGAAATTCTAGTATAGAGTTTGAAGTCTATGCAGTTAATGCTAAGGAATTAGGAGAAGTCAATTCTTTAGAAGGCTTTCATGAAGGAAGAGAAGATAATTATTATGACAGAGCTATAATTAAATCCCCTTACGGGAAAGCTTATTATTTCTTTTTTTCTGAATCAGGAAAATTAAGTCATAATTTAGATAACGCAGGGTTAGAAGTAGAAAGTGGAAATTGGAAAGATCATCATACAACTAAAATAGCAAATTAATATGAGACCAAAATATAAATTATTCAGACCAAGAGTTAGGACTAGACACCCCTCACACTCTGCATTAAGACCAGTTCATCAAAACTTA